GTACTCAAAGGGTTGCCTGTTGATAAATATGAAGAGAAAGGAGAGGAGCCAATGGAAGTAACTGCTGAATTGTTACGTACAGATTATGCGGACGTATATGATGAAGTATTTAATGCGGGCGTTGCTGCTGAACGTGCACGTTTACAAGCCCTTGATGGAATTAATAACGAAGCACGCGCAGAGGTAATCAATCGTGCAAAATATGAAACATACGCTACTGTTCAAGATGTAGCTGTTGAATTACTCAATATGCCACAACCTGAACAACCAACTAATCAATTACAGCAATTAATGCAAGATGCTAACAATGCATCTAATCAAGTTGACACGGTCCCTGGTCAAGTGCTTGACGAGGATATCGATGATTCCGAAAAAACAATGCAAATTGTTGATCGTGTAATGAAAGCACGTAATAAGAAATAAGGAGGGCAGACAATATGCCATACGTGGAAGAACAAAAGTTAGAGTACAAACCTCTAATCGCTGGCACACAAATGCCAGTCGTTACTAAGAAAGTAACAATCGGTCAAGATGCTGCAGTAATTAAGGCAGGCACAGTATTAGAATTAGAAGCTACTTCTAAAAAAGCTAAACGTGCGGATACAGATGTATACGGTGTAGCGTTAGCTGATATTGATGCTACGAAAGGCGATGTAGTAGCCGAAATTGCTGTA